GTCTATTTTTTTCGGTTGTTTCGACGCAATTGATTGTATATACACTTCTTTATGAATCCGGTCAATATGAACCAAATATTTAGGCGAAATCGCAGTAGGAGATTTTTCCACGTATTTTTGAATATATGCCTTATGAACCGAATTTAGAAATTCTAAAAATTCATATTTGAAATGTTTGAAATGATTTTTATACATTGGATAATGTGCTAAGAAATCGTCCGTTTTACCTATACGTTGGAAGCATAAATAATGATAATGAAAAGATGGATTGACTTGTTTGTATTTCAAACGATGCATATATGATTTATTCATCATTTTGCTCCTTTCTCCCGTTTGCATATTTTTCAACATTATTCCGGGGTTGAAATAATTACTATGATTTAAACAATATTTTTGTATTAATTCATCGTAACTCGTTTCATTGAATCTACGAGGAAAATGGACAATTCCCTGAATATTTAGGAGAAATTGCCATTCTTCATACACGGGGGGCGGTATTTCAATAGCCCGGTTTTCACTGATTTCATATACCGCAACCAAATATAATTTAGCTTCTTCAATCGGCAAAACAATTCGATTCTCCGGATGTTGCAATACAAATGTATATGAATAGTGTTTAGGAAATAACTCAATAACCGAATTTTGATTTAATCTTTCACAATTTGGTTTGATATTTGACGTGCATTTCAATGCATCGAAAAACATGTCGATATAGGATGATGTATCGAGAGGCACACCTTTCGGTTTATATCCATAATTTCCACCGATTGCATTTTTAGTAGAAACCTGCCAAGATTGCAGACGCGAATCATAAAATAAATTCATCATTACCCCTTCAATGATTTCATTTATTAATATATTGTTTTCCGTCAAACTAGGATTATTTTTGATAAAGACGTCTTTTTTTACAGATTTAGGTGGTGAAAAACAAAGTAGTTTTTTATCGGGAAATGAAAAGATAGTGGAACGATAATAAGAATTAGTTGCATCGTCAAAGCATAAAATGTCTTTGTTGTAATTCAAAATAATATAACCAGTATTCAATGTTTGATATACTTTAGTATTTACTATTTTAGAATCAACATCCATATTTAGCTTATATGATACATATGTTTCAAAATCATTCATTTTTAGATACTTCACTATTGATTAGTATGTATTACTCTTTAACTTTTTTGTAAAATTGTATATTTGGGGGTTTTCGATTTTCTTGTATGAGAGAAAAATTATTCTAAATTATAATTTAGACATTATTATATATAATAATAGTAAATGGAGGAAGAAGACATTATCGAAATACCAAATGATGAAAACGTGAGTCGTAGCAATGAACGTGATGGCATCATTTTAGAATTGGGAGATATTATTCAATTAGAAGGAGAATCCAATCCAGACATTCATGAACAAACATTTATTATACATTATATTGACTCTCAAAAAATAAAATTAGTGAATGTATCAACACTCGAACCACATACTCTATATCTTGACACGGATGGATTGATTACCGACGAATCTATCAAAGTAATTACCATATTAAATCGTAGTGAAGAAAAGGGATATGCCAGACAAAACGGTTTATTACCCCAAGTATGGGTAGATATTCATTTTGGTGGCGAAATTCCTCTCGTGGTTACTGGAGAAATTACAAATTTAGAAGAAGATATGATTGAAGTCACTACCTTTCCAAACAAACGAGTCATATATATAAATTTCAAATATGAAGGTATTCCCGAAGATTTACCCATTGACGAATTTGTCATAAGACCCATGCCTGCGGTTATGCAAAAACTCGGTTCCTTTACCAATATGGAATCATCATGTGTAGAATCATGTGATATACCTCAACAAGAGGATGCTAAAATCGAATATATGGAAACCGGTGAATCGATTATTACGATTCCTGCATCGGCCGAGCCAAATGAAAATATACGCGATGTATTAAAAACTATGTATATTGACGCCGATGATATTTTTGATGATACCGAAGCCGAAGAATTGACACTCACCGTAGAGGTGCCCGAAAGTCAAAAGCGATATACCATTGATGCCCAAGTAAATGATATGATGGACGAATTGTTATCAAATATTCCGGACGTGAAACGCACGAAAAATGTGATGGATAAAATACATTATTTGATTCAACGATTTACCGAATTGAGACAACGTTTTTCACAATTTGATAAAAACGGTAATATCCAGGATATTAAAATAAACGGTTCAAATCACAAACCTCTCATTGAAACGATTAAACATTTCAAAAAAAATTTACAGTGGTTAATGCCGGTGGTTAAAAACAATCATAAAATATTTTACAGAAATCAACTTTTCGAACATAATATGGAATTGTTCGACCAAGAAAATATGCAAAAACAATATTATAATCGAGAGAATATAGGTGATGTGAATCGATATGAACAAATGTATAAAGGCATGAATCATCTCATGACTCCGTTTGATTCACCTATCGACAAAACTGACTTGATTGGAGAAGATATTGAAATCGCGGAAAATATAGATGCTATTGTAGAGAATTTGAGAGATTTTTATTCGAACACATTTGGACATCCTATTCCAATGAAAACACGATTTTTAATTCAACGATATAATTTAGATATTTCAACCATTGGTTCCGTTGAAAAACGCGCCGGTAAAAAAGTATATCTACGTAAACCTCTCATGGAAGGAGATAAAATGGGTGTGAAATCATTTCTTATGTTACCGGTTCCCGTTCTAAAATTTGCACATATCAATTTACCCGGTACAAATATATTGGAAAAATCGCATTTAAGCCAACATATATTTCAACAACACCGATTACTAAACAAAAATACTCAATATAACCAAGTCGTGGTTAGTGATTTAGATAGAGAAATTGAATACAATGATGACGAAAAAAAAATTGACGATAAAGATAAATCAAATATGGATAAAATCGAGTTCTTGGAAAAAATAACTCATTTTAAATTGGACGACGAACTAACTAGTGAGGAAAACAAATTCGAGAGATTTTTAAGTGTAATTATCCCTAAAACCCGGATTTTATTTAGATTAATCAAAAAAACAATCAAGGACAAATTATCCTTTGTTGATGTAGTCAAATCATTAGAACCATTTATGATTTATACCGATGATATTACATATCAACAATACAATGAAATACGATTCTTTATCAAAAATCAAATCAAATCGTATAATACAAAATACGCGGTTGATGCCCAATTATTCAACAAGTTATCCACCACCAAATACAATGTTCGTAAACCAGTAAACAAAATAGAATCTATATTTGCCGAAAAGAAAGATTATTTGGAACTATTTATCAACGCATACAAGATTAAGGAGGATGAATTGTCTAGATATAGCCCGGCCGAATTACTCATGCATATTATGACCACCGATAATGGAGTTATGTATTCAAATTTAATATCACGCATTTTACTCGATTTGGTTACACCGTCTAAACTATTGGATGGATTGAGCGTTCCTAATGTTACGGATATGGGCGATGTGGAAAAAATCAAACCGAAAGATTGTGCCCGCCGATTCTTGACCAAGAAATACAAATCGGTCAAAGAATTACAAAAAGATAATAATTCGGGAGAAATATACTACGATGAGGAATATGATGACACCCCCTACCATTTGCTCAAAAAATACGCCGATAAAAAGAAATCGATGGTAAATGAATTATTTGTCGAATTTTTAGCCGAAAACTTGATACAAAAACATGATTGTGCTCCGGCAAATGCAAAAGAATTAGCGGCCACCTTAATCGAAGGAAAAAAACAAGTGAGAGAAGGAGAATATGCTATTTTAGAATTGAAACCCGTATTACCGGCCGGTGTAGATGAATCGAAATTAACCGAAAAAGAAAGGAAAGACATCGAAATGGAAGGAGAAGTTCGGGCAAAAACCCAATACTATCGTCGTGTCAAAAATCACTGGGTTCATGATACCAGTATCGACGAAAACGCGTTTATCGATACCCAATCATTATTTTGTAATATAGACGCGAAGTGCTTTAAAAATGAAAAAAATCAACAATGTGAATCAATCAAAGAACATGCATCACACCGTCAAAAGCAATATACAAATGAATTAGATAAACGATTTAGTATTACCGTCGAAGAATTGGAAAAAGAATTAGACAAAAATATTGAATACGCTAGTCGCAATATCCAAAATATAAATCGATTGAGAGAAATACAATTATATAAGGCAAATTACATTGCATATGATTTGGGTAGAGCACGAATCGTGAATGAAACGATTGTATCGCCTTATGCCAAATTATTTGACCTCATTTTATCACAAGACGATTTTATTAAGAAACAAGACGATATTATTCGATTTGTCAACGATTATTGCCGAGAACCCATGGTGCAAGAACTGAAAGAACAACCGCGATGGTTTTATTGCAAAGAAACCAATGTGAAATTGGCGCCGATTATTGCATATGAATTGGCCTCCGCGTTCGTCGCCGGTAATTACAACGAGAAACAAGATGAATTAATTAGTATGTATGGGGTGGATGAAGGAGATACCATCTATGACAAAGATAGCGGATTTCCTATTCGCAAATTGGATTATAGCAACGATGCCGAATATGATGACGAAGGATTCAAGAAAATTACTCATGATATGATTAAAAAGGACATTGGCACAATTGTAGCAGAAGTATTGTCAAAGAAAGCGCGTATATTTGACGATGAAACGGACCAAATGGTCTATAATGTATTCAAAGCACTTTGCACAAATATGAGTATTCCTATAGAACATATAGAAGAGTTTGTCTTGAAAACTTCTCTCGAATTAATTCGAAATAAAGACGTGGTTTTAGAAGAGAATTCATATAACAAACGCGCGGCGAAACGATTAAAGGAAAAGGGAAAAACGAGCGACCCATATCCAATATATAGAAATCAAACACTTATTACTATCGTTTCGGCTGTTTTAATCGTTGGTATACAATCCAGCATTCCATCTATCAAAACCCGGCGCACATTTCCCGGATGTGTACGTTCATTCGATGGCTATCCTCTCAATGGCGGTATCGAAAACAATGAAAGTATTAAATATATTGCATGTATCATTGATTCATTAAAGATTGACCAAGACCCTTGGAAATCTCTTAAAAAAATAAATACAAATGCTCTGGAAAAACGTATACTCGATGCACTCGATGGATATATTATGAAACGTAATGATATTATTGATTTATATACCAAAAAGCGCGAGTATTTGTTATTATTACCTAGTGAAATTGTACCTACCGAATATAACTTGGTAGATAGTTGGAAAGATTTCTCGCCTCCCGCATTCAAAATATCTATTACAAAGGGATTAACCAATTTTACGGGAGAATTTAAACAAGATTTAATGGAAACCTTACGTAAAGGGCACCGGGACCAACATGGATACATTAATACATTGAAATACAAGGTCAAACTCTTTGGCCTAGGTATGATTGATAGTATTCATAAAACGGTGAAACATAAGGGCCTTTTATTGCAAACCGCGAGTCGTATTCCATTCATGGAAAACGCGTGCTGTAACGAAATAGACAAACCCGTGAATCCAATCGCCTATTTTGCCGATGCAGACCCATTGTTGTTGAATTATTTACAAAGTTCGAAGTCGTGTATTGCTCTGTTGAGAGACATCAAAGAGTTGTCAAAAGCACCTATATTGTATCATCCCGATTTCACGGGTATCATTTATCCGGTCATACCATCCGGGCATGTCGAAGATAATATTTACGCGGCATTCATACATTATTGCAAATTTGACCGACCAAATCCAATACCCGAAGAGATGAGAAGCATTTGTGGCGAAAAACCAGAGGGATATAATAAATCTTGGAATTTAGAAGAGAAGAAGGAATTTTTGAAACGTCATGGAAAACGATATACTATCCAGGATTTATACCATTTGATGAATATTGTTGAAACGCGTAATCAAATTTATATAAAAGAAACGGCTGAAATATCCAAAATTGATATTTTGAAAGATTTGTTAGCCAATATGGATATGAAGGATTCATCTTTAATCGAATATCCGTTACGTAAACTCTTGATTGAAGTACTCGATGCATATGTTCCTAGAAAAATGATGAAGGATAATTTGGAAGATATACGTGAACATAGTAAAGAACTATATCGATTACGCAAATATTTATCGACGACGAATGATAAATTGGTGAGTGAAATCAATAATTTTATAAATACGTTTGGCAATTCTATTTCGAATTCGAATAAAAAGGGTATAACCAATTTTTTGATGAACATTCATGAATGGAATTTCGACCGTAATATGAAAGATACTGGGTTGTATTATGACGAAGCGTTATTTACCATTACAAATTTCATGAAAAATTCAGTAGAGCATATGTCGAATGTCTATCCAAATATTATAAAAAACAAGGTTGAACCAAAACTAGTGGTATATTGGGGGGAGAATTGGAAATTATCATCGGCACATAATGCCGATATTAGCCGATTTATAGACAAACATTTGAAGGAATTAGAACAATTTAAAAACGATGAGCCATTAAACCGTTTGTTTATTGAATTACATAACCGGGTGATTGATTTGAATAATTTTATAAAACATATACCCGTAGAAAATTCAGTAGTTAAAAATGGCGAAACCTATTTCTCTCTATTTGACAAAAAAACCATCTATTTATTACATTCGTATTGCTGGTATTCCGTGATTCATGAATATATACAATGTGCTCTCGACCCTAACATTATAAATATCGATATGGTTGAAATAAAACGAACGAAGCGCCAACAAATGAAAGATTTAGAGAATATTTCGAACTTTATAGAAAGCGCTTCCTTAGACGATGAAGACAATATAGTGCAGATGGAAATACGTAATGCCGATATTCGCAAAATAAAAGAACGCGTATGCTCTCTATTGTACACCTATTTATCGATTGAAATGAAAAATAAAGAGGTGATTGACCATCCATATAATGAAATTAGTCGTAGAGTTCGAAGAGCAAAAGATGAAGAAAAGAAAATGATTACGGATTATTTAGAAGGAATGGAGGACGACGAGAGAAAAATAGAGGATATGTTGAAAAAGCACAAACAAGGCCGATGGAATGTTGGAACACAAAAAGGTGTATTTATATATGATAAAGATACCTATGACAATGAACGCGAACTAGCCCTTATACGTTTAACAAAAGATTTAGACGCGAATAAAACGGTATATACCGAAACAAGTGTAGATGCCGACGAATTACAACAATTAGAAAATGCAGAAACCGACCAGTTTTACGAGGACGAGGCAAATGGAATATCGCATTTTGGAGAGGATTATATGGACCAGGGATATTATGATGACGACGTAGAGGAGGATTTTAGCGATGATTCGTAAACATCGAAATATATGGACCCACCCTTTTGTATAAATATTTAAAATTGAATATGTAAATATTTATATCTAAAATATATAGAAAATGAATAACATAAAACAAATTGTTCGTATCCACAAAATAAATTTCGCCATTTTACTATTTTTAATAATGTTTGGACTCATTCATTATATCAAACCCGGATTTATATATAACCCAGATGGAGGATTTAGACCATTCGGCCTAGGATATCGTCATAAAACCGTTATTCCTATATGGGTCGTGGCAATTGTTCTCTCTATTTTATCTTATTTAGCCGTTTTGACATATTTGATGCATTTTTGAAATACTTTTTCATATAGTATGTATATATTTATCATATACTATAGATATATACTAATAAATCGTATCATTGACATTTATCATTTATAATTGGTCGATTAATGAACCGGTAAATATGTAATGCCACGAATGTTCTAATATAAAACCAGTTCTTAACGAATCTTCTGTTTTGGTCATTATCCAATTATAGATTTTAATGTATAATTCTTTTGGATGTCTCCTTATATTTTCTTTTTTGACATAAAATTGTGCACATCCACGTATATGTATCTTCGTATAATCTATATTTAATCCAGTTGCTTCATTAAATGAATCAAAACAATTTATATGAATGTGGTCTACATCATTATGAGGACAATATAATTCATCTTGTTGTGTTTCGTTTATATTATAATACCCATAGATAAAGTTCATGTTATTTATTTTTTCGTCAGTATTCGTTTTATGGTGCCAATGAGTCCTATGGCCGTGAACAAAAAATGTGTAATCAAACAGATTATCATAATTATCTATAATATACATTAAATATGCAGATGCTTCATTTCCTTTATTTGGAGGATAATCACGTGGTATATTTTGTTTTGATATTATTACAGTTTTATATTTTATGTTATTAACCCATTCTAAATCTTCGTTATAATGCGCAACAACGACTAATACATTTTCATTCATTCCATCTTTTACATAAATCATTATGATTATATTTTATTTGTTCAAATATTTTTAAATACTTTTGAAACGGATTGTAATTAGATATACGATTTATTCACATGAAAAATGATATTGATAATAAAATTACGCCTCTCTACAAGCTAACATATAAATGTAATTTTCCACCACACGATAATGAGGTCAATATGTATTATTTATATTCTACTATACCATAATAAAAACAATCTTATATGATTATATAACCATTATCCATGTTTTCGACCATTTCAACAATTATAACATATCCATTTATTCAGTTGTATAGTATTTTTACGCAACCACCGGGTCGTATTCGACGAAAACCGCATTATAAGAGACAAAAAACAATTATACCGGTTTGATTTTCTATTATCTTTGTCTTTATTGAAAATTATGTTTATCCATAATAACTATTTTATTCGTAATTATTATGTATAATGGAACATCCACGATTAATTGAACCTACCATGAAAAATTATTTATATAACACATTACAAAACTGTCATCATACGCGTATAAAAACATACAATACTATTTTCAATCTTGTCGTCTTTTTACTTTTTGTTTTTGTCATGGGCGGAGCATTGTATTATTGTTACAAGCAAAAACCGACACCATACGAACAATATGAAAAAATGAAGCGGGACCAAGAAATTATATTATCTAAAATAAGATATTATCAAAATGAGAGAATTGGTGCAAAACAAAATACTGCAGCCATTACTGATTTACCTACATTTTAGATACATTTGGTGATTGTAAAAATGTGTATTTTCCATAGTATATTTGTATATCCATTAGTATATAGGATATACGAATATGAATATTATTGAAGAGAAGAGAGAAAGTATCATTCGTGATAATAATACGGCTCAAGAGAAAATTACCAACTTATTAGAATTATATGACAGAAGTATTACCGAATTGCATATGAATGAACCGTTACATGGCGACCTAGATTTATCGGTTTTTCATGAATTAGGATTTGACAATATAAAAAAGATATATTTAGGAAAAGGGGAGATTACAAATATACGTAATTTTCCTAAATCTCTCTTGGTATTTGAATGCGTGGAAAATTTATTGACCGAAATTACTGGATTACCCGATGGTATTCATGAAATCAATTTTCAATATAATTATTTGAAACATGTCGATTTAGAAGGATTATCTAAATTGTTTAAGGTCAATCTCTCACATAACAAAATCGAAGCTATCGAAAACATCCCCGATAATATTGAGGAATTATATTGTGAAAACAATTATTTGAAGAGTTTAGATTTAGCAAAAACCCAAAGATTGAGAATATTACATGTCTCTCAAAATATAAATTTAATTCTGGAAAATGTTCCTAAGTCATTAGTCGATTTAAAAATGGAGGACAACCCTTTTACCGAAATTACTTATCAAGAATTACAAACGAATGACAATGAAAGTGGAGATGATGATTCAATACAGAAAAAAATCACATACAATGAGGGATTATATATGTATTTTCATTTGAAAAATAAGTATGAAACTGAAATATACGACGCAAAAAAAGCAATCATAAATAACCCCCTTTATCAGGATGAAAAAGGTGCATTTTTAAATGGAAAAAAACGCATGAAATTGGCGAAACAAATAAAACCGAAATGTATTAATTGCCAAAGACCCGTTGGAACTATTTTTTCATCAGCCGATAAACAATATACCGCCATATGTGGTGATTCCAATCCTCAAACAAAATGTCGCCTAAATATTAAAATAGAGAGAGGAGGATATAGCCACGAACAAGAATTATTGTATCTTTTTAGAGAATCCTTGGAAGATATTAAAGAGAAAATTATTTCTCAAAAATTGAATACTCTATTTAATTACATGAGTGAAACACGAGCGGCGGCTCTTTTCAAAGAAGAATTAGAAGAATACAACGCGAACAGTTCAATGTATAAAACCTTATATGAAAATTACAATCAATTACATTATGACCCTCATCGAAAAGAATTAATATTACGTAAACAAGACCATATATTTAAATTAATGGATAAAGTGCAAGCTATTTTAGATGAATATAAAAAGACGGACAATAAAGAAACATTGCGTAATGCAGTCGAAATACAAGTGAATGAACTTATTCCCGAAATGGAAAATTTGAGACGCTTGAAATATGAATGGACCGACGTAGAAATTACCGAAAAAAATACGGGTGGATTTGGTAGAAATACGATTGAAGTCAAAAATCGACTCGTTCAACGCGATATTGTTTTATCAAAAAATGATTTTACATTTGGTGGAATACCAGAGATAATCAATTTTCAATATGGGCGTAAATAATCAATCAATCTTCGCCATATCATCCGCCGTCATTTGAAACAACATTTTTGTCGCGTCCATTTGTACAATGACTTCTGCATTTGTCCATCTATTTATTTCGGCGTAATTTTGTTCAACCGTATTACGGTATAGTATGTTTAATTCATTACTTATTAGGGGAACTTTTCGTAATATTTCAGTATAGAAATTGAGTAATACATTATATTTAGCGGTTTGACTTTTAGGAATCTTTATCACGAGTTCATCCGTATTTACCCATTTCATATTCAGCATTTGTAATGCGATATATAAGGACCACGTTTGACAAAATACGTCATTCGTATCGGTTTGAGCTGGATTGGTCATTTTCACAAAATGTGTAGCGTATCCATGTAATTTAAAGAATGGTTTTACAACATTGCAGGCAATTTCGGGTTCATATATACCTGGCCCATTATTTGTGTAGGCGGGGTCAATGATGTATAATTTTTTGCGTTTGTTGTCGGCGATAAAACATTGATAATGTGTTTCATTATCGTCTTCATCTATTTGGATGTTGGATGCCGTGAATAATACGTATTTTTTTCGTTTTAATACGGTGGTGCAATAATCCAGGATTTCAATCGCCTTGTCGTCAAATGGTGGTTCGTCGTATTGTTGAAATGCATCGAATGTTCGCATTTTTTTTGCGTTTTTTATATTTGGAAATAGGGTGTTTACAATTTCATTGCGTATATTTTCCATACCCATGATTTCTCTCATTGCATAGAGGACCCATGAATATGCGATTGTTTTTTCATAATTTACGTCCTCTTTTTTTTCTGGTATTTTTGGTTTTGGCGAGGACTTAATTATTTTATTTGAGCGTAATAACATTTTGGTTGGTTTAGTATTGTATTATACTTACAATATTAAATATGTTGTTCAATTTTTTAGCAGGTATTTGCATTGGTGATTCCGTCCCAGGTGATTTTCCAATTGTTAGCCCAATATTGTTTTGCACAGGTCGAAGTCAAACCTTTAGAACCAGCCCAGGCATCGTTCGTAAAATCAATTCTATTATTTGTAGAATCGTATCCGGGTGTTTTTGTAGGAAATGAATTAGTATCATTTGTAATATCTATATCTGCATTTGAATCTGCTACATCACCATCGCTTGTATATAATGACCCTGCATTTTTTTGGTCATATGTTGGTATGGTGCAACTTTTACCGTCACTCGCTAAGACCCAATAATCAGGACAATCATTTTCAATTGGCGGAAAAGCCACTTTAGTATCTGTATATCTCATTAAAATTCCAATATAGGTAAGCATAATTATAAGAAATAATACGGCTATTGCCAACACAATCATATAAAAAAACTCCATTTATAAAGTATCATTATAAAAAAATATATTTGTAATGTCTTCTAAATATATTATTTAGGTAATCGGTGGCAAATTATTTCTATACCCACAATATACAAATGTCTTCATTAAATCCTGATAATATAAATAACGTATCTACCATTATTAATTTAGATAAATATAACGGTCGCGTCGACATTATTCAAGAGCCATCGGTTGATGCTAAATTCAAAATGCAAGAAAAAATTGCTGGTAGAAATAAAGCCACTACTTATCACGACGCTCTCACCGGAACATGGGAGCATAATGTCTTGTCGAATCTCTTTTTCTCCGCCGAAAATATTCAAATTATTCAAAACGGATTACGCGCCGGCGTATATAAAGTGTCGAATGAACAATTCGTCGTTCCTCCACAAAACATTGATAATTTGAAAATTATTATGAGGAGCACTTATTTGCAATATGCCGAACATTATCCCGACCGTATTACTGAACAAATCGAACGTCTAAATCAAATTGTATTGGATTATTGCATTCCTAATGTTTATAATGAATGTATCGCCTATGTAAAATATACCCAGGACCAGAGCACTTTAGTGATGCCATTTGAACGTCCTCTACATCATGACCGTCAATATAAGCAATTGGAATTGAAACCATATATGTAATATCTATCGCCACCCTTATTTTTACGTGTTGTTATAAAATCCTAATGGAATATATTCTTGTATTTTCCCAAGAATACCTTCATGCTTTTGAATCATAAACGGATAGAAGATATAA